GGTGGGGAATTGGAGTTCTTCGTACATCATTCAATGGAAGTCTGGTTTCGCCTGTGGTTCAACCACGGTACGGCCCCAGTCTTATACGGTGGGCGGAGATGCCTTCACGTTTCCAAAGATTGATGAGGCAGAGCTCGATTCTTGGATCGAGTCGGTCGACGTCAATGTCGACGCTCTTGTCGCAGGTGCGGCAAGTGACTGCTATTCGAAGGGCGCGGACATGCTAACCATTCTTGTCGAGTTCCGGAAGCTCGGCCCCGATCTCGTTCGCCTTGCCAAGAGGGTGCGGAAGCACAAGCCAGACCATCACGGTACTGGTACTGCTGAAGCTAACTTCGGGTGGGGTAACACGGTTAGGGACTTGGTTGACATTATCCAGACGTTTAATCGCCTGGGTGAGACGCCATACAAGATGGTAACGGGACGAGCTGGTACGAGTCTTTCGGCATCGGAGCCGTACTCGAGTGTGTATACCAACGCATACTACTCCACCTCGTGGACCGGGGATACGACGTACAACGCTTCCTTTCGAGGGAGTTGTTGCGCGAAGTACACGCCCCCTGCTGCAAGGACTAACATCCTTACGACAGCTTGGGAACTGATACCCTGGTCCTGGCTGGTCGACTACGTCATCGGAGTCGGTCAGTATCTCGAGCAGCAGAGCCTCCTTGCCGTCTCGCAGGGCCTGACGACCGCTCGCGGTTTGATGGTTTCTGCTACCCGGCAGGCAGCACTTGAAACGACTTGGCTTGGTGGGTATACCGGTACCATTTACGGTGCTGGCGTGCACACTATCACCAAGACGATGAGGGTGCGTGTTGATCCTCCCAAATATCCGGAGATAAAAGTCCGAGCAGCCGACCTGGACCTCGTCCGCCTTCTTACCGACATAATGGCCAAATGAGGCTAGTCGATTCGAGGTGACGGTTTAGGAACCGCCGGTTATGCTCACCTTTCCATCCTTAGATTAGGGGAAATCCTATGGCCGGTATGACTACCGTCCTCTCGCTACAGGCCCGCAGTGGCCATAGCTCCACCTACACGGTTCCCGCGGTCCACACGGCTCTCAAGCCGAAGCTGGTACTGCAGAAGCGCAAGGTGCCGAGCGGCAACCAGTCCATGATGGAGGATACCATCACGGTGCTGGACTCCACTGTCGATTCGGCGGACGTCCTCTTGGACTCCAAGATCGCCATTACCGTCACCGTTCGTCGTCCGAAGCAGGGTGCTTCGGCCGACATCACCGCCGCTCTGGCTCGTTTCCGCGACGTCGTCGCGGGCGATGAGTTCACTTCGGTGGTCACAGCGCAGTCCAACCTTGCCTAGATTGGCCGTGTTCTGGAAATTCGTCGCCATCCTTGTTGGCGTCGCACTGTGTCAGCTGTGGCAGACTGGCTGTCAGACCCTCGCGGGCCTGTTGAGCCACGTCTGAGACGGTTTTCTTTAATCCTACCCGCAATGGGAGGCGCATGATGGAAAGTCAGCGAAAGGACGTGAGCATTTGGCAACTGTGCCGTGCCTACGTCGACGATCAAACCTCTGATCTGCTTGGAGAAGCGGAACGTGCAACGATCCTTGGTTGGATCCGCGCCCGGGCCGTACCTCTCCTCGCAACCGCCGGTGACCACTTTCGGTCCGTCGCTTTGCTAGGACCGGATCAATGGCGTTTCTTCTCCCAACTGGAGGCTTTCTTCAAGAAGAACGAAAGTCTCCCTCCAATGCCAACCGTCGATCCCGTCAGGACCGCCCTCGAGAACTTCGAGCGCGCGGAGAAAATCTGTCGGATAACCAATCGACGTCTGGACCACTACTACTCGAGACCGGATCGCCTTGATCCTAAGTTGAGAGAGTGGATGGAACGAGCCTCACGGTTCGTGGAGACCCGTCTGGGGGATGTGGACGCGTTCCTGAATCGGATTCCGGAACTCGTACGCCTCACCGATGGTGCTACTGCAACACGCGCACGCCGGCTAGCTCAGCCTTACCGAAAGGTGAGTCATCGCCCCGTGTGTACCTCTCGTGCCTTGTCGTTCATCCGCAGCCTCTACCGCTTTTACGGCGTTAAGTTGCGTCAGGCGACACACGTTGAGTGGAATCGTGTTATCGTGGTAACGAAGAACTGGAAGACAGGTCGGACAATCGCGGCTGAGCCGGAGGGGAATCTCCCTTTCCAGCTAGCTTTCGACGCCTTCGTAAAAGAACGGCTTTTGGATGTCCAGATCGACCTGCGATCCCAGCGTAGGAATCAGCAACTTGCTCAACTCGCTTCCATTGACGGCAAGCGGGCTACCGTGGACTTCTCCATGGCGAGCGACACAGGGGCCTACAATGCAGTCGCGTGGCTGTTTCCACTCGCGTGGTTTCAGTTGCTTGACATGCTTCGAGCGCCCTTAGGGAAGTTAGACCCAGGATTGGCGTCCGACTATCCCGACTTCGATCAGGTGTGGCAGTATGCCAAGTTCTCATCCATGGGTAATGGATGCACCTTCGGAGTTCTCACGCTG